CAGGCGACAGAAGGGTGGTCATCTCATACGAGAAGTCATAGATCGGCAAAAACGCTTTGATTTTGCCACCAATCCGTTGATGTAAATACACAGCACGTCGTAATGCCGGCTGATCGTCCTGGTTCGGATCGATAGCTACCAGCATGTTTTGATACTTGGCCATACAGGTCTCCTTACTACTGTCACCACAGTCTGTAATTAAAAGAGTAACCTATATATCCTGAATGAAACAGAGGGGAGGTTTTGCCAGATCAATAATTCATGAAAATTTATTACTTAATGTTGTTTCATTCTGAATTCAAAGGATTTTCTTCAACTTCAAATCGCCTTGGGGGCGTGGCGGGGGCATGTTGGCAAGAATTCTCTTGTTTATGATGGCAACCTGGTCCTTGTCCATATCACCGATCCACTTCGCGTAAACCTCATAAACCATCCTTGAATCCTCATGGCCCATCTGAGTTGCAATAAAGGAAGGGTTTGCCCCAGCAGAAAGCGACCAGCATGCGTAGGTGTGTCTGGACTGGTACGGATGCCGGTTACGAACGCCAGCACGACGTAAGCCATTCTTCCATCCATAGGATATAGAATTTTTCGAATAGTACCCGACCTTTCTTGTCGATCGACTCGATGGAACGAATACTGGCCTGATAACCTGCATTTCAGTTTTACCATGCTCACGATGATGATAGACGATCTCGTGCTGCGGTAGATGGCCAGTAAGCTCAAACTGTTTTTTCAGAGCATCCAGAGCAGGCTGGAGCAGGGTAATTGTCCTGATCCCGGCATCCGTCTTAGGCGGTACGAATAAGCCTTTCCGGGTCAGGTTCCGTGAGACATGAATCTCTCCATTTAACAGGTCAACATCTTCCCATGCGAGAGCGCAGAGTTCACCGTGCCTCAGACCGGTATGAATAGCCACAATCCATAAAAGCGAGTGCTGTTTAGAGAGATTAGCGATGAATGCCTGGTATTCGTCAAATGTAAGAGGATCAGGAGTTCGTTTCGATACCTTTAATGTCGATATGCCTTCGTATGGCGTATGAGATATGAACTGGCTGCGGTGAGCTATCCTGAGCATCTCTTTGAGGACGCTCATTAGAGTATTTACGCGTGCTGGTGATCGGCCCTGCTTCTTAAAATTCGGTAAACCGGGATTCACCACCTCACCAAACAACAGCTCGCGACGATATGAAAGTATGTCGGCGTTCTGTATGTCAGTTAAGGCTGTCATGTCGCCAACAACGCGCCTGAGGGTGTTTACCGTTGAACGGATCGTGAGCATAGTGGCATGAGATACCTCCAGCGCCTTTGAGTCAGTAAAGAGCTCGCATAATTCCGCAAAAGTGTTTATCCGCTTTGTGGTACCGAACTTGCTCAACGCCTTTGATTCAGGAAAGCGGGTTGCGTAATCGAAAGTACCCATCTGAATTTCACTGACAATCATTGCCCTCAGATTGCCAGCTTTCTTTATATTGCTGTTGTTCACCAGCCAGCCGCGAAGAACCTCGCGGCATCTCACGCCACGATAGTAAAACGTGATGCGGATTTTTCCGTTATGTAGCTCTACGCCGGTAGGGAGATTCATCAGATATCCTGCACTAACTGGTTTATTTTAGGTAGGTTGTACCAGAGCAATCCTTTGGAATTGTCGGTTTGCCCCAGGGCTGTAAGATGCTTGAAATGAACCCCTTCAACCCAAAGCTTCAGTCGGTAATTTTTGATTTGGCCTTCTGTGAGACCGGTTCTTTCGGTGAGTCTGGACTCAACAACCCACTCTTCATTGAAAATGACCTGTGCCATAGATGACTCCTGGCAACCGGCGTGAGTATACCCACGTCTGTTGCGTCGTGTTGATTATTCGAAATCAGAAAAAAAGAACCCGGCGCGGGGCCGGGCAAAAGGGATAACGGAGCAGTGCTTTCGCACCCAATAGCCAGCTCATAACTGGCTATCAGTTGCGTCATTGCATAAGGCACAGGTCGTAGTTGAGGTTTTCAAGACATTCCCGGTCCTGTTCGAAGCAATAATCCCACAGCTCCTGATCGTGCCATTCACGAACCAGTTGCCACTTCCAGCCGCCGTCATGCTTGACTCGGCGGACCTTTCGCTTAACGACGGCGTCCTGGTCGAAAATAACCCCCCAGCCAGAACCAATCCCGTTGCGCAGCACATCCAGGTCAACCTCGATAACGCGGAACAGCTTCGGTAATTTCGGTAACTCTTCAATGCGCATAGCCTCTCCTCATGCCGCGCGCTGTGCACGCAGCGTTAAATTACTTCCGCCAGGCGAAGCTAATTGGCTCCGGCGTAATCCACAGGTGACGCATGTTCGCCACGTTCACCACATCAGAATCCCGCGGGTAAATCTCCACGGCATCACGATCGCCATAGCCCACGGATGACTTTATCTCCTGCAGCGCATCCCAACTGATGCCATCCTTCCACCGTCCGGAACTGCCAATGCTGGTGGTATTCACCGTCAGGCGAATGAAACCGTTGTCTTCCTGAAACTCCTGGACCAGAAAGTAAGAGTTAGCCCACACGTTGCTCCGCTTGGGGTCGTGGCATCGTACCGGCCACTGCGACTCCGGTACCGGCTTGAGTATTCCGATCACGTCTCATGCTCCTTAATTTTTCGATGTGCTCTGCTGTTTCGATTTCTTCGGCGATCCGCTCGGCCTGTGCTTTGGTCAGCGGCTCGAAATCCTGATTAAAGCGGCCCATGCTGGCAATGCAGGTGCGACCGTTGCGGATGTAGTGGATGACTTCGTGGGTAGCTCGGAGGATTTTGCAGGGCTCGCCGTGGGGATCGGTGTACCAGGTGTTAGGCTGGATTATCCTGAACATTGGGCACCACCTTAAATTCGATTACCCATACCCAGGGGTTGGCCTGCCAGTTTTCTTCGCCGTAGATTGACTTCCACAGTTCTTCCCACACCTGAAATCCATAAGTAGCAGGGCGGAAGTCGTAAAGACCACAGCCGATTTCCTTACAGATATCCCCAAGGGTAATGGCCTGCAATCGCTCAACTCGCACTCCGGTAATCTCCAGAGTTAGACGACTGGCCCAGCGCGGCATGTGAATTGATGGGCACCATGTCCCATCGTACTGAAGATCGTCAGTATGTGGTTTCCAGTAGGCATCATCTGGAATCGACCACAGGCCATAATTACCTTCTTTCTGCTCGCAACTGGCTCGATAAATACGTGCTGCTTCAGGCCCGCCGCCTTTGACAAGGTTGTCGTTCCAGTCAATGGGGCACCCGTCTTCATTACCCAATTGGGCCCATGTCTCCCGAACCCAGATGTGATCGCCGACAGCGCCAAAAGGGCAATTGAAAATGCTGCTTTCTCCGTAATGCCCGTACCACTGAAAACCACCATCCACATTTCTGATTAGGGCTGGTGTGTCTGGGTAATCTCCGGCAGGCTGGTTTTTCATGATTCGACGCGTCTGCGTCTTCCGGCCGTCGAGGATGGCACGCACCATCTCGGCGTTAAAAATCATTCCGCGCTCTTTCACTGGACCCCCCCTCTGCTTATTCCTCAACTCGATGACGCCTTGGCACTCCGCGCACGTCTTGCAGCCGGGAACGGCAGCGCGCCGCGGCTCGGGAATTGTTTCGTCGCATTCTTCACAACGCTCAGCTGATACAGCGTTGCGGTTTACTCGGTGAGCGGAAAGGGCAGCGTTACGCTGAAGCTCTTCAATCTCTGCTGCGGTATCGATGATGTCTGCCATGGTCACTCCTTACCGAGGGCTTTGTGGATGGCCGCGCGGGCTTTGTTGATTACGCCGTACCATTCCGGGTATGTAACGTTTCGGCCTTCTGCCATTGCTTTCTCGGTTAGCTGTAACGCTTCCAGTAAATCTGGTGCGGCGGCCATGAGCGCGCCGTTATCATCTTCGGAGCCATTAATCAGTAACTCAGCGAGAAGGCCACCATCACCGCGAATTGTTCCGGTCTCTTTGCTATATGACCAATTACCTTTAGTGCCTTTAAAATCTTCCATAGTCACTCCGCAAACTGTCGGTTAATTCGGTTGAATGTGAACGCCAGCAATAAAAAAGGCCGCGATAGCGACCTGGTGATTAGAGCTTTCATGCTGTACCGCCTTCATTCTTCTCGGCTTCAACCGCCATCTGCTCAAGCCGTCGCGATAGCTCGGCAGCCAGCGTCTGGAATTCTTCCTCGGTCGCCACCGGGATCGGCACAAAGCGAATCCCGATGTGCGCCAGGTGGTTGGCAATTTCGAGGCTTTTTCTCAAATCAACTGGTGAGGCTCTGTTCATGCGGCGCGATCCTCTTCCTGGAAGATAATTTCCATTTCAAGCTTCTCGGCCAACGCATTCTCCGCTCGGGCACCAGCGGAGTGCTCCCAGCCTTCAAGCATGTAGATAGCATCAGCACAGCGAAGCATAGACAGGCAGATGTCCATGTACTCGGCCTGGGTTAATCCATCTGGTAGACGGGCGGGATTCAGAACAATATGGCCTTTCGACCAGAGATGAAAATGCGCATGGTTAAAAGCGGCACGGTTAAAATTAGGTAGGCCGCTCATCGGCCCGGCTATGTAAATCTTCATGCTACCTCCCTTGCTCCGATCCGCCTCAGTTCTGCCAGCGAAACAGATGTGATGATGTGTCGCGGTTTGGTGAACGGACGCCAGATAAATAGAACTGACCCCTTTGGATTGCTTTTGCGCTTGCCGCCATCCGTTACCGGAACAAACTGAATGCGCCCGTCGGTGATGAGCCGTAATTCGTCAGCTGTCTGCATTGCCGCGCTGAACCATCCGGTAGATATGTCGGCGGGGAGAAGCATCACGACAGGCTGTCTCTGCGCCATGCATTGCTCAGCGGCTTTCTCTACCCATGGCGAGATATCGGAATAGGGCGGGTTACACCAGATTGCGCCGTACGAGTTCCATTCTCGACTCAGAGAATCATCCCGCTCGGTTAGGAAATTAGCGCACAGTGCGTTACGCTCACTGGAGGCGGCGTCCAGCCAGAAACCAAACTCCATATCCAGTGCATCGAATACCCACAGCGGTGTCTGCCAGCAGTCCTTTTCATCTTGTGGCGTCGTCGATCCTCCAAAATCGGTCATGCCGCCTCCCACTTAGTCACCGCCTCGGGGTTATGCTTATCCCACCCATTGCGCTCAATATTGGTTTGCAGCCGCTTATCTCCTACCTCTTCAATGCTGCGGCCGGTAATCTCTGCGACTTCGGCGTTTGAGTGTCGCCACAGCAGCGCCAGCTCTTCGGTAGCCCATTCAGGCATGACTTTTCCTCCTGACGATCGGGCAAGTGAGTTGCGCTTGCTGCGCACGGAGTGGATAGAGCGGCCGGTTGCCGTGGCGATTTCCTCGGGAGTGAACCGGCCAAACAGAAACAACTCTGCTTTGGTCCACTTCCTGAGGTTGGGGTTGGCTGGGAATTTCACATCGAGGCGAGCGGCCTTGGTGTAAACGGCGCGCTCTGTTCTTTCCAGTTTTTCGGCAATCAATGAGAGTGGCATCTGTCCTGCAACTTCATGCAGGAACAGGTTTTCCCACGGTTGCCAGTGATTTGCTCCCATGGTTACCTCCATTGCTCGCCAAACGTGAAGCCGATCTCTGCCAGCGCCTCGTCCATCTTCTCGATGAACTCCGGCACCATTTCGTTGAAATCGGACATGTACTGAGGATCCCGCTCAACGACGACGTGGTGAATGCCTTCGCGTTTCATGCGTGGGTCGTAGTTGGCAAAGAACCAGGCGTCTTTTCCGGTAACCCACATGCTGTACTGCACCTGGGCCATGTACTCGGACTTAATGGCTTCGAATCCGCCGAGGCGGAATTTCATGAAGTCGCGGGAGGTGAACGGGCATTTAAGCTCAAGACCGAACCCGTTACTGCACAGGCCGTCAGGGGAGCATGCGGTGCGCATGCTCTCGTCACGGAACAGGATCGGAGACTCCGTGACTTTCACGTCGGTGGTGAACTCGAAGAGGGTGCGGGCGTCTTCCTCGTACTGCTTGCCCCAGGCTAGGGCCTTGGCGTTAACCTCTGGCGCGACGCCGGTGCACACCTCGGCGAGTAGAGTGTGGAAGTAGGACATCTTCATGCCCGTCCATTTGGTGCCAGAGCGCGGCTTGGAAATGACGTTGTGCACTTCAGAGGCAGTGATAACGCCGAGGCGCAGCCGGTGCCACGCCTCATCGCCCTGTTGAATAGTGGTTACGTCAATGCCGGTCCGGGCAAGGATAATTTCTGGTGTCATGCTGCTGCCTTAGCCCTTTTCTGAAGGAAGCCAAACCCTTTCTGCGCCTCTTCTTCAGTGAGTTCTGACGCCTCAAGAATTTGCCGTTTGAAGATGTCGCTGCACAGTGGGAGGAAGTCTTTCTCCCAGTCTTTATCCAGGGTCGTTAAGAGATCGGTGATCGCCTGAAGCGTTTCTTCGCTTGCTGCTGGTGGAAGCGCTTCTGTGGTGCTGCGCGGGGTGACGTCACGAATATCAACGTCCAGCGATTTGCCTTCCATTTCTTCGGCGGTAGGCTGCTGTCCAATCTCAGGCCATGCCTTACGTAATGCCTGGGCTTCTGCGCATTTCGCCAGCTGTCCGTATGGGCGCTTTTTCCACATCGCGTTCGGCGCCGTGGTGTCGCGGCCGCCGGTGGCGTAGTTTTCAATCCAATATTCTTTGGCGCTGAACTCGACGATCTCCCCGCTGGGCATGCGCTTGTAGACGGTGTATTTGCACCACTGAGGGAAGGTGACCTCGACACCAGAAAGCGTCTGCGTCGTGTCTGGACCGAACTCTGGTTCGCGGGCACCGGCATAATCACCTGAGCGGTCCGCCTGAATGCGGTAAAGCCCGATGCCCGGCATGACCACGTCGCGCCAGTCGCCTTTTCCTGTTTTCGAGTCTTTGACGTACATCGGAACGAGGTGGACAGGTTTGAGCAACGGATCCAGCTGGCGGGCTCGGCAGTAGTCAAGCGCCATCATTACCGATTCGTCTTTGGCGCCAGGGTAGATGCTGTTCTTCAGCGCGCTCCAGGTGGAGACGTCGACGCCTATCTCCTGAAGCGACGTCGCTGTGATTGTTAATTCGTTTGCCATCGTTAATCCCCTCAAAAATTAAAACGGGCAGCCGGTACGGTGTTCCCAGTCGTATTCCGCCTGGGCGTAAGCAACTGCCGAAATGAAATCGTTGTAGGCCTCCCCAGCTTTATCGCTGCGAAGCCCTTCGTATGGACTGGAGTCAATCGGGACCGTGAAGTGGAAGAGGCCGGACGGCTCTTTTGGCATCATGTCGATAATTTGCTGCGCCCGGTCACTGATCCACTTCTCTTTCTCGTCGGTGAGTTGCTGCTCAACCCAGCGCCGATCTTCGATTCGGTCGTAAGTGAGATATGCGTTCATGGCTGAACTCCTGAAATTTGGATGTGCAGATCCCGCCCGCAGAAAGGCAGGCCGATCGGTTGAATAGGGTGGTTAGTGCAGGATAGGGTTGCCGTGACCGTCCAGAAGGACGTCAATCACGCAGTCACTGAGGCGGATAATTTCTGCATCGGTGTGCAGGTACACCCATTTGCGCTCCTGAATGACTGCTGAGACGCGATATGTGCGGCCTTCATGCATTGCCATCATGCCGGGCGTGACGCACTGGCGAATGAGCGGGGTGGTTCCGTAGTGGTGCATCATACCTTCACCTCAACCTGTACCAGGAGGCCAGCCATATGCATCTGCCAGCGGTTAAGTACCAACTTTTCACGCGGGCTTGATACCGACGTCAGCTGCCACTCGTTTTCGTTGAGCTTTTTGGCGGTGTACTGCTTGCCGTTGTGGGTGACTGTCATGATTCCTCCCGGGCGCGGAGCATTGCGTCAGCTATCTGGTATGCTTCGGTTGCCGTGCGGTCATCGCTACACAACCAGTCAGGATTAGCTAGTCGACCCTGCATAGCCTTAGCCGCGAAGTAATCGCGCAGCGTCATGCCGCCTGAGCTGACTTCAAAACCATGTAAGTGACCAACTTCGTCGCGCTCCACGATAGAATCACACGGGAAAGCGCGCCCTCCAGTTTTGTTGCTCATAAATCCTCTTGGCCTTATCGCGGCGAACGGAACGGTTAATACAAGACTTCAACGCATTTATTCAGTGTTTCAATGGGCGGTGGATGACCGCCGGTTGTCATAACTAACCGCACTCATCGAGAACGGTGAGGTATGAAAAAACCCGCCGGAGCGGGTTAGTTGATAGATGCGCCCTTGAGTACAAGGCGTTCTGAAATTTGATCGGCAAGGCCTGATGCCCGCTCTGGGCCACCTGAGTCCTCATCTTTAAACTCTGCTGGATCGATTTCCTGCAATGCCTGGAAGATGATTTCGCTAATCTCATTAGCCTTATCTTTTTCAATATCACTTGTTAATAAACTGCTTTTCATCGCCTTACCCTCTGTCGTTACCCGCTGATGCGGGAGAAATGCTGATCAATCGACCCATTCGACATACTGGAGAAGCGATTCTGTCTCCGCGTCATCCGGCTCTTTATTCTCTGGATTGCAGTTCTTGCAATTAGTGGCCTGAACCGGCATTCCGCCGCATCCACACATTTCAGCAAGACCAGAACAGCATCTGGTGAACACGAATCCGTGGTCGCACTTTTCACACCCAAGCAT